TGTTCTAACTACTACTTCTGTAACAGGAAATCTCACTGGTAACGTAACTGGTAACTGTACTGGTTCATCTGGTTCTTGTACTGGAAATGCTGCAACAGCAGATGCTTGTGATGTTAGTCTTATTGGTACTAATGCAACATATTATGCAGTCTTTACTGATAATAATGGATCAGGTAAAACTCTAGGTGTAGATGCAGGATTAACTTATAATCCAAGTACTAATAATTTAACTACAACAACATTTACTGGTGCTCTCACTGGTAACGTAACTGGTAACTGTACTGGTTCTTCTGGATCTTGTACTGGTAATGCTGCTACAGCATCAAACGCAGCACTTTTAGATTCTATTGATTCAAGTTCATTCTTAAGGTCTGATGCTGATGATTCCTTCTCATCTGGAACACTAAGTATTACTTCAAGTGATGATTATCCTTTAACTTTTAACTGCACATCTAACGCTAAAATAGATTTAAAAGGTTCAACTCAACCTTATATAAGATTTAGAGAAAGTACCACTGAAAAAGCTTATATCCAATGGAGTACTTCAGGTTATATAAATCTATACAACCAAGAAGATAATTCAAGTTTAATAATCAGAGATGATCTTGCTTTCTCAACAGACGGTTCAAGTTACAACTCTGTTGTTCACGCTGGAAACGTAGGTTCTGGTGGTGCATTATCTGGTTCAACTATTTACTGTACAGGAATACATGACACTAAAGGTGAATTAAGAAAAATAATTTCAAGCAGTAAATCTTCTGCTTACACTCTTGTAGCTGGTGATTCTGGTAAGTGTATTATTACAAGTAGTGGTGCAGTAACTGTTCCTAATGGTGTGATGTCTTCTTCTGATGCTGTTTCAATAGTTAATAACAGTGGTTCAGATATACAGATTACACAAGGTTCTAGTTTCACTCTTTATAATACAGGTGATGCAAGTACAGGAAACCGTACCCTGGCTGGTCGCGGCATGGCTACCATATGGTTTGCTACTGGCAGTGTTGGATATATCTCAGGTTCAGGAATGTCATAAATATAGTTGTCATAAATGCATATACTAACTAATATACAAATCGGAGATTAATTATGAGTCCTATTCAACAATTGTTCCTTGGTCTTGGAGCTAAAGGAGAAAGTTTTTGGATTAGAAGTATCGAACCAGAAGGTAATAGTACTGTTGAATTGAGAGGATATGGCTTTAGTGGTGAGAATGTTATGTCTGCAGATCGTACTGATGATGGAGCTATGTATGCTCTTACAGGATCTGCAAGTGGACCACCAAACTATCCAGCTGATAAAGATGGAACCCATATTTTTAAATTTGATAAAGATGGAACTATTTTAGCTAAAAAAAGTTACTTCTGGGGTGCAGGGGAGCAAGGTGGATGTACTTCGATGGATTCGGACGGAAATATGTATATTGGAAATGGCACTTACGGAAGGATGATTAAACTTAATTCAAGTCTTGTCGAACAAGCTAGATTAGATACTGGTCTGTCTGAGTATAGTCAAAATTGTGATGGTTTTAAATTTGTTGGTGATTATATACATGTATATTCACCTAGTAGATACAATCAAGATCAGGGTTCTAAAAGATATCAGGTATTAAATAAATCAGATTTAGAACCACAAAACTTCGGCACCAGTAATTATAATACTAGGGGTTTGACTAGATTTAATAACGCTGGTCCGTACACGATTAAAAATGGAAAACTGTATATTGTACAAGTATCTAATTACGTAGGCAATAGTGCTTACCATGATCTTTTAAGTCAATGGGACATGACTTGGAATAATGCCAGTTCCCCAATGGATAAAGATAATGATAGAGATTGGCACGTAAGATTATCAAAAGCTGATGGTACTACAGGTCATACTGGTACTAATAATACTAATTGTTTAGATGTTGATGATTCAGGTAATGTATATACTGCTGGACCATGTATGCAGTCTGGAACAGGTAATTCATATAGAACTCCTGGTAATAGAAATCAATTTTCTAAATTAAACAGTTCTGGTCAAATTCAATGGATGTCAAGTATAGAAAGGGGTGCAGATGGTGATGGACTTCATCATTGGGATCAAAACTATGGAGATGGTGGTCCTTTAGATATTAATATAAACGGTAATATTTTACGTGCTGTTTGTTTTGGTAAAAATAATACTCAAACAAATAAAGGTGGAGATAAAAAAGATCTTAGTGTTGTAAAAATGAATGCATCAACTGGTGCTTATATAAGTTCTTATAGTGTTTGCAACGAAACTAAAAATATTCTAATGAATGGCGGTGGAAGAGATATGCCGCTAAGGTGTTTATGGACAGAAACAGCCGTCTATTTGACATGTCAATGTCAATTATCTGGATCTTATGGTGAAAGATTTTGGATAATGAAACTTCCTATAGATGGTGGTATTAATGGTACTTACACTCTAGATGGTCAAACTGTAAAAATTTCTGATAATGATTTGTCTGCAGGAGATTTATCTACCAGCGAAAAAACTTGGACTAGCAATGGAAGTAATGATACAGATTATCGTACTGGTCTGCACAGTCAATCTTCTACAACTTTTACCCAATATCAATACCACACTGCATCTTACGATACAGATATGTTAGATCTATAAGTATTGGTTGCATAAATTTTCTCTTAATGATATTATTATAATACATATTAAGATATAATGAAAGATTTCATCGGCATTTATACAAACGCAGTTGATCCTAATTTGTGTGATTGGATTGTAAAATTTATAGATCAATCTTGTTTTGTCGATGTTGGAGAAAATGATTTTAAGGAAACATCTTGGAGACAAGATAAGCAGGTTCTTTTAGAAACCTTTTCTCCTATAGAAGCAAAACACTTACAAAATTTTGTTGTTGAGTGTTTAAAAAACTATATTAATGAATGTGCTCCTTTTATTAGCACTTATACATATGTTTCTTCTTTATCTTTAATTCAAAAAACTAAACCTATGCAAGGTTATCATGCTTTTCATTCTGAAAACACTAACTGGCAAACCTGTGCTAGAACATTTGCTTGGATGGTATACCTTAATGATGTTGAAGAAGGTGGTGAGACAGAATTTCTTTACCAACAGAAAAAAATAAAACCAAAGAAAGGTACTGTAGTTATTTGGCCAGGTGGATTTACACATCCACATAGAGGAAATTCTCCTATGAGTGATAAGTATATTGCTACTGGATGGTTTCAACCAGATCAAGGATCATTGCGTGAACATATGTTCAAGATATCCTGATATAGGATTGCATATTCATGGGAAAGGTGATAAACTTAATGTACATCTTGATAATCAAAGGTGGATTCGATTATGAGTATAGTTTGGACTAATGGGACATTTGATATCTTACATCCTGGTCACATAGAACTGTTTAAAGTTGCTAGGTCATTGGGTGATAAGGTTATAGTTGCTACTGATACAGATGAAAAGATAAAGAAGGATAAGGGGTTTGATAGACCTATTAACGATCTATGCTACAGAGTAGCAATGCTTGAAGCTATTAAATATATTGATGTAGTTCATACATTTGGCAGTAGACAAGAGTTGGAAGACTTGATTCAATTATATGAACCTGATATACTATTAATTGGTGATGACTGGAGGAATGGTGATGTAGTGGGTAGAGAATTTGCTAAAGAAGTTAGATTTCTTCCAAGAGTAGGAGGGTATGCAAGTAGTAACACAATCAGAAGGATTCGCAATCTATGAAAGTATTATTAATAGGTGATAGTTGTACTGATGAATATGTCTATGGAGATGTCAAGAGACTCAATCCAGAAGCACCAGTACCTATTCTTAAATTTAATAGAAAAGAAACTACTAAAGGAATGGCATGGAATGTAAGAGAGAATCTTATGTCATTTGGGATTGAAGTTTATATTGCTACTCATGAAGAAACTATTATTAAGACAAGATATATTGATGAGAAATATAATCAACAGATGTTGAGGGTAGATGATGAACCAATCATTAAACCGATGGATTGTCAATTACCAGAGGGTGAGTATGATGCTCTTGTAATATCTGATTATAATAAAGGTTTTCTAACAACAGAAAAAATATCTGAGATAGTTGATTCATTTGATGTTCCTGTTTTTATTGATACTAAAAAGAATCATTTACCAAAGTTAGATGCTTATGTAAAAATAAATGAGCATGAGTATACTAATTTTGAAAGTTCTATTGACAATTTAATTATTACTAGAGGTGGTAAAGGATGTGAATATGAAGGTAAGTTATATCCAGCAGAGAAAGTAAATGTCTTTGATGTAGTAGGTGCAGGTGATACTTTCCTTGCTGCACTCACCTATGGATACTTAACCTATGGCAGCATAGAGGAGGCAATACCTTTTGCTAATAAAGCAGCAGCAGTAGCAGTATCACATACAGGAACTTATGTACTAACGGAGGAAGATGTCTCTAAACTATAATCTTATAGGATTGTTTCCAACCCCTATACTTATAATTGAATTTAAGGATCATTATAAGTATAATTTTCCAGAAGTTCAAAGAAAAGATAATCGTCCTGAGGGATGGAGAGTGCCAGTTAATACTTCTTTTCCTGATATTGGTGATGATGATCTAATAGTTCCTCCTTCAGTTAGGGATAGTTTGAAAAAAGATTTGATTGATACTTTTGTTGAAGTATTTTTGCAGTTAAAAATTCCTACTGATATTGATATTTTTGATTTTTGGTATAACATATATCATGAAAATCAAGGTCAAGAATCACATCGTCATATTCCTATGGTAGGGGGGACTACTCCATTTTGGTCTGGGATATATTATAATAAAAATGCATCACCTACAAAGTTTTATAGGGATGATAAATTTTGTCAAATACAGTTATTTCCAGGATATGATAAATCTGAAATGGCATATCCCTTATCTCCTGCTTATTCTCCTGAGGTAAAAGATGGTGATATAATTTTATTCCCTGCATATCTTGAACACTCTATTCAATCTCAATCACAACATAAAGATAGGATGAGAATGACTTTTTCATTTAATATAGGTATTAACTTATGAGATATTGTATTGATATAGATGGTACTATATGTACACCTGGCACATGTAAGTCATGTCAGTATGAGGGTGCTATGCCTAAGAAGGATAGAATAGAGTATGTTAACAAGTTATATGATGAGGGACATTATATAATATACTTTACTGCACGTGCTATGGGTAGGAATAG